TTGAAGTTGTGAGAATAGAAGCATGAACGGGAACGATTTCGCCATTATTTCGTAGCTTTGTTGGGACTCTCTCTGATATCGGTCGGGGTCTTTGAGACCTTCCTGTAGGATATATTTCGCGCGGTCTAGATGAAAAATGACTTCTTTAATACAATAGTCCATTACATGTCTAACGTTATACACTCTTTAAACTATTACACCGTGGGTATGAATTCCCAATGCAGGTCCTGACATATCTTTTTCCATATGACATCCTGTTGATACAACTTTTGAGAGCTCTTTAGGAGGGGGAAAAATTGTAAATATTGGTCTTGGGACAAAAGTTCACAGAACTTGTACAACACGTAGCTGTAACTCAAGAAATTCTTGCGTTCGGAGGGGCAATTATCGTCGAAAGGTTTTTGAATTTGTGTGAACATCATGCGCAGCCTCTCCTCGAGTGCTTGGGACATTTTAGGTGGTTTCGCGCCGTTAAGCATGTTTGTGATGTATGGGGTGTGCTCATAGTATTTATTGTATTTGAGCTTTTTCAACAAACCCCTGACTTTGGCGTGTGTGATGTCACACATCTTTTTAATCTTCATCTTTTTGAGTTCCACTCGAAGTTGTTCTATGACTTCATCGGGAATCGTCGTCGTCTCTTGCGCTTGGAACTGCGATAACCATTCGTTGAAATGATTCTCTCTCTTGTACGAATAATTAATAATTTTACTCGTCTCCTGTTCCTCCTTCCACGTGAGTTCGTCCGATATCAGTTTCATGAGCACGAGGCCGCACCCATCGCACACGAGTTCACTCGCTTCGTGACAATGTATGACGTTGCTATTTTCACAGCTATCACACCTATCTAATCTATTCGACTTGGATTTTCTCTGTATGGATTGATTTTCTACTTCTATGAGATAATCCGTGTACAGACTTCCCCGAGCTAACCCTTGCGTTTCTTTGACATTGAACACGTTATCGTTATTCGTTGTCGTCTCCACGTCTTCTTCGGCGTATTGATTCATGTATGGCATGCACTTTATGATGTACTGGCTCATCTCTTCCTCATACTTTGACTTATTGTGTGGTTCATCCTCGATGAGTTGGGTCCATTCATCAACTTTATTTGTGAATCTACTTAAAAAGTTACCCTCCATATTCATGTAAATGGCCAATCTTTTAACTAATATAATTATTTGGGTATATGGAAAGTACAAGAATTTCCTCAAAATACGCGATTACTCGGTCAGTAAGGTATTTTTGGAGTACGAAGTCGATTTAGGTATGAAATATCAAATCGACGAACACGACCAGTTCTGGTTGGACGAGAAAAAATGCTGGGACGAAGGTGAATCTGAATTTTATTTAGACGTCACCAACCGCCCATTCGCCGGTACGGAAGTTCCCCAAAACGTCGTGCGAACCATTTTCCGAGTTCACTACTGGTACAACGACCAGCGCTACAAGTACTGCACCTATAATCCAGATTTTGAATGGCCCCCGAATGAAGGGTCTTCCGCGTTTTCTTTCAGCATACCGCTCACGTCGGTGGTGCTCGTGGACGAGGACGATAAGCCCGTGCGCGACATCACGTCTAAAGTGAAACGTTACGCGGGTCCTCGCGGTGATTTCGAAGGTTCGGAGGTTCGCATTCGAGATTTACTTTTTTATGACGAAGACACTTTGAACAAAAGTTATCCCAAAATTCAAATTACAAACGCGTTAGGTATGAAGAAAGTCATTTCAACGCTCACCGGCACCACTACTGACTTTCGGTCGCTTTAGTGGCCAGGTAGAACTTGAGGTAACCTAGATTTGCCACATTGTAATGTAATATCAAGAAAGCGGCTTCTTGTAAAAGTTGCACCGAAGCACACATCCCCGTGGCTTTTGTGAATATGTTTAGATACTTTAGAGAATACACACCCGACACCGCTTCATCTGTGTTTTCTATAGTTTCCAGTGACGTTTCTTGATTCGCGAAATCCCCTTCACACGTGAGTTTCATGACATTTTTGTATCTGGCGATGGCTATTTCTGAGCCAATGTTACCCATGTCGCGGCAGATGCGTTGAAAGTCCACGGATTGCATGGTTGTCATGCACGAGCACTTGAGTTCGGGAACTTCGATTTGGTTTTCGTCGATATCTAAGAGTTTGAGTTGAAACTTTGATTTTTGTTTCTTCGCTTCGGAAAGGATTTCGAGGTCCATGTACTCCTTCGTCGTGATGGAGATGGTCAGCACGTCGCTGTTGCTGATGGACTTCAACAGCTTGAAGGTGTTCGCGATGTTTATTCCAGCGATGACTGGTTCTGGACATTCGTATTCTTCGAAATTATCGGCGGAGAGTTGTAAATCCACGAGACTGCTCCGAGCCGTGTCAAGAGTAACGATGGAGACACCTTTAGATGTGAAATAGATGTTTACATCGTTAAGAATTTCTTTAAGAACCTCAAAGACGGATTTTACCGCCGACGATTGGATGGTGACCAACCTCATTTTTATTAAAAAGGTGCGTTATTTCTTTATTTGATTGTAGGCGTCACTTACGCTCATGTTTATTCTAGCTTCAAGTTCCGGTGTCATCGGTGGCATGAGGGATGCGCCGTAATCATCCATTTCATAGATGCCCCCGCCGTTTCGGACGACGTCGTCGTGTTCGAGCGACGTCATGGTGCACGAAAATCCACCGATATCCGTGTAGTGCACTTCTTCACTCGGGAGCAGAGACATGAGCCACGCTTTAATTTCTGCACCGACCAGGACTTTTCCGTTTTTCGTGAGTAAAGTCGGGACCCGTGTGATTTTATGTTTATATTCAGGCGGAATCCCCCTCTGATTAATGTTGTGATAGTGCACCAGCGGTTGCAGCTGCGGCCTGGCCTTTATGAAATCAATGAGCTCTCTGCTGTGTTGACACTTCGGGCTAAATATCAGCAATGACATTTTATAATACAACGATTATTTTCTCTAAAAAAATTAACGCAAGTATATATATATATGAAGACATTCATTCTCATTCTCCTCGTCATCGTGGTGATTGCCCTCACCATGAACACCAAGCAGCGCGGCACTGAGAATTACCAGGAGCTTTTTGGTTTCAATGGATACACGAAGCCGGTGAACCAGGTCGTGTTGGATGACCAGAAGTTCGACACGTCTCAGTACCAAGAGGTTGAGGCTGCCGTGAGTCACGATCTCATGGAAAAGTTGGTCCTGACCACGAACAAAGAAATCACCAAGCGAACAGATGATTGTTCGTACATCATCGAAACCACCGCTGTGAAGAAGTATTCCAAGGATGGTCAGGACGTGTACAAGTGCATGTTCATGTGCGTTCGCGCCAAGGGTTTCGCGTTCGGTTTCTCCGTCGTGGCGACGTTGTCTGTGCAAGGTGACGACGTCAAGGTGTTGTCCCTTCGCACGCAACCGATGGACGTGCAGGCGCCGTCGGACGTGTCTCCGTACATGCAGGACGTCGCGAAGGAGTACGTGGACTTCGAACTCGTGAAGGAGAAAGTTGTTCCTACTACGAGTGAGTTAGAGGCGGCTAAAGAAAAACTTCAATAAATTCAGATGATAGACATCAATGATATTCACAAATTCGATGTGCGACGTCAGGAAATAAAAAAAGAATTGTACACAAAAATTTATGAACAATTTGAAAGAAAAATCAGACAGCAAGTGGAATTAGGGAGAGACAAATACGTTTTACTTCAGGTACCGGTGTACGTTTTAGGTTTCCCCAAATTCGACCGAGAAGCGGCGGCGCGTTACCTCAGCAGACAGCTCAAGCGGGGTGGATTCGAGGTTCAGATGGTAGGGGAAATCAATATTTTCGTGTCGTGGTTGCCGAAAAAGAAAAAGGTCAGGCCCGCACCCCAGCCTCTGGAAGAAGAACCAATCGAGTTCCCGACTTTAATGAACCTACGAAAAGCCGCGAGTGCGTACAAGAAGGGTTAAAATTATTTCAGTTAAATGTAGTATGGATAACTTGAACGTACTTGTCGAAGCTAAGAAAGAGTATATGGGCCAATTGTGTCTCATCATGGTTCCGGCGATGATTGAAACTTTTGAAAATTTGTACAACGAGTCTGTGACGATGTCCAAGGGTAAAAAGGTTCTCATTCAATATCAAAAGTTGTTGAAAGACGTCCCCAACTGGAGTGACACCATGTCTAAACAGCACAGCGATAACATCACGAATCGTTGCGCCTGGTTCAGCGACCTCCTCGCCGCGGTGTTCGTCGCGTGCACGAAGATTCTCAGCTCGGTGCGTTTGAAGTCCGATGGTCAGAAGATTTCTTTAAAATTGCCGACAAATGAAATTTTTATTCAAACGTGTTACAACAACGTGGCGAAAGATTTGTATAAAGACCCGTTCGTCTATCACGAAGAACAGAGCGAATACGCGAGAGATGAAGTTTTGACCCGGCGTTTCACCGCGTGCATCGAATCATCCGTGAAGGAGCTCATCCCCGTGCAACAGATTTTACAGACGTACATGAGTTCGACCGACCCGGAGAAGAACATCGACCTCGCGGACCCAGAAGACACGGAAGACCCGGACTTGTACGAAGAAGAACAGGTGCAGACTCAGCTGATGGAGCCGGAGACAGGGCCGGAGCCAGAGCCAGAGCCAGAGTCGGAACCTATGGAGTCACAGCCAGTGGAACCCACCGCATCGATGCCGATTGGTTTGGAAAATGAATTCAAAACCATCCCCGACGTTCCGGCCGAAATCCAGGAACCGGAGGAACAGGAGGCGATGGCTCCAGTGGAAGACGACGGCGTTTTGTTTGGGGATGCTCCAGAACGACGACGTTAAAAAGAAAACCTCCACTTAATAATAATGGAACTCAGTGATTATCTTCGCGACCCGTTCAGTGCGGCGCTCATCGGCGCTGGCATCACCGCGGGTTACATTCACCTGAAGGCCCAGCTCAACAACGAAGGAAAGTTGCAACTCGCGCAGTACACCAAGCCGGCGGCGCTGAACGCGATTTTGATTTATTTTATTGTTTCAAATGGTTTGGGTCAACGTGAGACCATTTCCATGGAGCCCTTTTAAATGCTTAATTAAAGATTTTACAAGTTAATATAATAGAAAAAATGGCTTCTGTTTCGGCGTTTAACGAGATGATGGCGAACTTTATTGGGGAACTTGGAAAAGCCTTTCCAGAGGAAAAGGCTATTAAGAAGTTCGAGACATCGTTTGACCTGCTCCGAAAGAGTAACCCGCGAAAAATTGTAGAGACATACATGGCTGGAATCGGTCCGTACGCCGAGCGCATTTCTCAGCACGATTCAACTTTACTGGACGAAGACATCAAGTTTTTGAATGACATGAACATGAAGCAGAACTGGGCGAACGCGAGTCAGGCGACACAGGGTGCGATCTTCCAGTATTTGCAAACGCTGTACATGATCGGTGTCACGATCACGACGATCCCAGCTGACACGCTGGTGGCCATCGAGGGATTGGCGAAGGAATGCGCGGCGAAGATGGAATCCGATGGTAGTGCCGAAGGAGGTCTCAACCCGGACGCGCTCATGAAGATGTTAGGTGGTATGTTGAAAAAATAAACCTCTTGTTATATTAAATGAAACCCTGGTTTGAAGATTTCAAAGAGCTCATCCGCTCGGACAAGGTTTTAGAATTTTGGCCGACAAACGCGCAGACCCCAGCCGATAGAATCAACGCGGCCTCTCGTTTTGTGATTTACGCGTCGTGCATCATCTACTTGATTCGTCGCGACCCTCGCATTTTCGTTCTCGGTATTACCGTCCTCGGCGTTCTCATCGTCATGTATCGCTCGAACATGGTGAAGGGAAGTCAGGGAAGACCGACCGTGAGCGAACAATACACAGGAAATACTTGCCAAATGCCGAACGAGCACAACCCGATGGCGAACGTTTTGTTGACCGACATCACCGACGACCCCGAACGCGCGCCGGCGTGCTTTTACCCTTCGGTGAAAGGACACGTGAAGTACTTCGGCGAAGACCGGGTGCAGTACGACGGGGGTCGTTCCCGCACGTCGATGCCCGAATTCCAACGCAATGCCTCGGCTCGTCAGTTTGTGTCCATGCCCGTGACGTCCATCCCAGGAGACCAAACGGCGTACGCGGAGTGGTTGTATGGTGCAAAAATGGGACCGATGTGTAAGGATGGATCCATGTCCACGTGCGACCCGAATGCCAGAGGGGCGCAGTTGGGTGCTTTTAGAGGTTTGCAAGCGAGTGGTGACCGAAGATGATTTTCTCCACTAGTATTAATATAAAAGCGATGGCGTATCAACTTCAGCCTGGCCTTTCGATTGTTGAAAACTCTGGTGCCCTCCCGGCGAGGCGGGCGACGGAAGATGTGTTCGTGTACCCTCAGCCGAGCACTTTGAACTATGCGGATGGTGGACGACCCAATACGATGCTTTACGGCACGGCGCCCTTGATGGCGGGGAAAGGTTCGCCAGCGCAGTTCATCGACACGTCGGATGAATTGCGACCTCAGAGCACTTCTCGATTCAACAAGCCGTTGGTGTTGACCTACGAAAAGAATCTGTTCCCGCTCAACGATATGACCTGTAAAGTCCCGTTGCGAACGATGGAATACGAGCCGTCGAGCACTCGGGCGGAGATTCAAAATGAGTTGTTCCAGCAGCGATATAAAAATATTAGTAACAATTAAGAATGGCAGACCCCATTTCCATTGCAGCCGTCGCGGCTTTGGTGTACGCGGGAAAGGTTTTAAGCAAGAATGAATCGGCGCCGCCTAAGTTTGTTCCAGAAAAACCCCTCATCAAACCGAACACGATGATTGAAGTGAAAGATGAAGATGAAGATTTCGAATTTAACTTTGGCGCCGCCAAAGGTGTTGACTCGTTGGAATATCAAAATAAACAGGAGATGCCGAGTTTCGCTGAAGTGGCGCCGCAGCGTCGCACCTCAGGAGGTGAGGTTCTGGACATGCGGGACAGGTTTTACGACCAGGGTAGAATGAATAACCTTTCCCCGGTTGAGAAACAACTCGTCGGTCCGGGTTTGGGTGTGAGCGCGGATGTCCCCGCCATCGGTGGCTTTCAGCAGTTGTATCGCGTGATGCCGACGAATGTGGGTGAATACAACTTGACCCAGCTTCCAGGACGCACAAACCATGGCGCGGATACCATGGGTGGTCGCCGAGGCATCGTGGGTGATGTGGCGAAGAACAGACCGGAACGCTCGACGGAGTTGTTGGACCGGCTCCCCCCGTCTCGTGGTCGGGCTCAGGGTATGAGTGCGATTACGCCTCGCCAGGAACACGAAAAAACCAAACGCACGACGAATAGGTCCGAGACCGGTCTTCGCACGGATGGTTTGCAAAACGCCCCCCCGAAGAGGTTCACGTCTGCCATGACTATCGCCCAGGAGCCAACGCGGAACAAGGCGGACATTAACGATGGCATGTTCTATCACATGGACAACCCACAACCGGGTATCCATAGCTTCCATGGTGCGTATGTGAACTCCGCGGCGGTCCAGGCCTCCACGTCTCGGGACAACGCGTCGTTGATGCAATATGGTTTCCGCCCAGAAGATAAGAGAGGACAGGCGAACAGAATGCCCAATAGAGGGGGGATGAACGTCAGAGAAAGTCCTTTGAAGCAGGGTGGGAAGTTGACGTCGGTGCGCATGGACCAGACCAGAGTGGATGGTCGTGTGAACCCGATGAATGGGGGGTGGATGCAGCAGTACAAGAACGCCGATTACCACAAGTTCAACTCGTACAAGGGGTATGAAAACCCGTACGCCACACCGGAGAGTCTCAACACCACGAAGAAGCAGTTGATGAACAACCCGTTCGCTCAAAGCATTTGCTAAATTTAGTTTTTTTATTAGAATGAAACACTCATTAAAATTATGTACATTAATTTTAATGAAGGTCTATACCTTAGACATAGATAGTAGTCAGAGAGATGCCAATCTCTACAACTACGCCAATAGCTATGTCGTGTCGTTGGAAAACCCAATCTACGACGTGTCGAAAATTTCACTCATCTCAGCACGAATTCCAACGCCACAACTCGTCATCTGTGACACAAATAAAACTTTCAGTGTAGACGGAACAGACGTCACGTTGACACAAAAAAATATATCAAACAAAACAAACTTCGCGTCCGAATTACAGACGGCACTCGCACCACCGACGTCTAACATCGATTCTGTGACGTATATCAGTGACGTGAACGCGTTGTTGTTTTCAAACACAGAACAAAGTGGACATTTCAATTTACAGTTCTATTCAGGAACAAACGGGTACTCGAGTAACGTGTCGGACACGACGACACCTCATCAGGTGTTGGGTTTTAACTCAAATGACTTCAGTTCAAATGCGAATTATCAAGTCATCAGTGGTCCAGTGAACTTAGAAGGGCCGAACTCTCTACTCGTGAGACTCACGGCGGGTTCGGACGATTTCACGAAACAAGTCTACACGGGCACGCCGTTTTATACCGGTCACATTCTTTTGAATGGGGGGGACTACATTGATTTCCACGCCGCCGATGACCCCCTCGTGCATGAATTTCACGCCGGACCACAAAAAGTCATCGACACGTTACGCGTTGAATTTTTTTACATGAGTCATGGAAAATTAATACCCTACGATTTCAGAAATCAAGAACATGTGTTGAAATTTGAAATCATGTGTTCCACTGATAGGTTGGAAAATCTCACGAGAGACGTGATTCCACAAGAATTCGAGTTACCGCCACCAATAAATGTCCCCAAACCTGAAATAATCATCAAGGAGGAGGACCTTTATAAATGGGTTCCTATTGTATTTATTGCCGTAGTGGGTATTCTGTTGATAATGTTTATCGGCCGCCCACAACCGCGTACACCGGCGCCGTCGGCTTAGTCACACGCGGGCTGATGGTCGAGATGATCAAGAACACGAGAATGGACAACAAAGTGGTGGCAACCGCCGTCAACGTGAGCGGGACACCGCCGTTCTTGTTACCCTTGACGAATTGGCCAATGACCCAACGAGAGACATCCATCCAAGAAAGCGCCGCCGCGAAGAAGAAACCTTGCGTCAACGCGTTGAGGGATTGGGTTTCGAGCTGCTTGGAGACAACTTCGAGCGTTTCGGACACTTGACCGAGCACAGCCGGTTCAACGACAGCGACCTCCTGGGCCGCGTTCATCTTCGGGACGTTGGCGTTAGACATGACAGCAGCCATGGTATGTTTTTGTAATATAAAGTCAGAAAATTATTCTGGTAAAAGCTCTTCTTCGATGACAATTTTTTTAAATTTACACGTGCCTGATATCCCCCTGGGGGCCTGTAACTCTTCATCATCTGACTCATCACTATCGGAGTCAGATGATGATGATGACGAGGAATCATCATCTAAGATAGGTTTAAATTCATTAGAACTCCATCCCTCCAGTGGTTCCCGCGCCATCTCCTCTATCTATAGCATTTTTTAACATTATTTCTACGGGATTTGTCGGCTCCCACGCACTCCATCTGTCATGGGCATCGTTCACCGCCTGCATCATGGGGTCAGTTCCTTCATACCTGACGAACAGGGGACAATCCTCGGCGTCCACGCTCTCCACGCTGCTGTCCTCTTCCTCTTCCTCTTCCTCGTCCTCTTCCTCGTCCTCTTCCTCGTCCTCGATGATGGACGTTCCGATATCCTGACCCACGGTATTCATGGCGCAGTACTTTGCTGCGTATTCAACGTCCTGGGACAGAACGACG